CCATGCTCAGTTCCTCACTGTTTTGCCTGTAAATTGGTTTCCACCGACCAGCTCAGTGGCGTATACGAGTATCCGTTCTGCCCACCTGGTCGCGGCGGCGTTTCAATCACTAATGGCCGGTTGCTGCCTTGCAGCTTTATGCCCATTAATGCCGCAGCAACGGAGCCGGTTAGTGCAATGGCATCTTGCCGGGCTGATGCGCCACTGCCACGGTTGCGGACATTGCGAATGGCAACCACCGTCAGCCAGTTCTGTTCTATCGTTGCGGCTTTGCCATCGGGGCGCGTCTCAATGACGCGGAAGCCGTTGTAAATCACATGCACTGCCGGGGTTGGCTGGCTGTCTTCTACGATGTCTGACAGATCGGTGGCCGTCAGGATGTGTACATCCGGCAGGGCATTTTTCAGCAGCTCAACCAGGGCTGATTCGATATCGCTGAGCATCAGTATTTATCCCAGGGAAAGGCCGATGGACGTGCTGAGACGGTCATACGCCCCGGCTCATCTGGCGTACTCGGCTGCTGGTAATTCAGCGATGCACGGCCCGCAGCCAGGTCACGCAAGTAACTATCCTGCTCTGCAATGGCTTTGCGCATTTCATCGCTTTTACGCAGACCGTACAGTCGCCCCAGGGCAATGGCCGCAACGGCAAATGGCAAGCCGGTGTTCTCATAGTGCTCAGGTGCCAGCGGCACCAGCTCACGGTAACGCTGATTAAGATAGGAGTCGGCGTAACGGCTGACCGACTCCAGCAGATCCTGCAGCTGCACAAGAGCGGCATCTGCCGCAGCAATTAACGCCTGATCCTCATTCGGGGATTCTCCGTTAAACCGCTGCTGCAGCAGATGACCGGTTACCCCCGGATTGCGGCTGGCGAACTGGGCAAGTTCTTCCCAGCCGTCAGTCGCAACCTGGGCTAACTCTTCTACGGTGGCGTAGGCAACCATCGTTTTCAGATACCCCGGACGATGCGGATAACATCACCGGGTGCTGTGGCGGCATCCAGTGAGTAACCGTTGCCGGTACCGGATGCCCGCGTAATGGCACGACCGGTTGCGTCTGACTCCACTTCGACACCTGCAGCCACGGCAGCACCGGCTTCCACCAGAATGCAGCCGAGTACGTTTGTGGTGGCTTGCTCGCCAGACTCTACGGCGAATTCGCTAACGCCCAGGGCTTTAGCCCCGGCTGCGCACAGGTCGCCGTCCAGGCCGACAAAACGGCGTTGAGCAATCGCAGCCGCAGCGGTGATCGACATCACCAGGATGGGTTGATGCGTTTTCATGCTAAATCTCCTTCGTTAACAGGGGTTCCAAACCGGGCCAAACCAGCCGCCTGCTTCGCGGCAAGTTCGGCTTCGGTCAGGTAAATAAAATCACCTGGCATGTACTTGTCGCCGTTATGCAGCAACGGCTCCAGAACTTCGCACTCCAGTTCGTCGGGCGTTGTTTTTGCAGCTGCTTTTTCTTCAGCGGCTTTGGCGTCGGCGGCGGCCTTTTCCTCAGCTGCTTTTTCTTCAGCTGCTTTGGCGTCGGCGGCGGCCTTTTCCTCAGCTGCTTTCTCTTCAGCAGCTTTGGCGTCGGCGGCGGCCTTTTCCTCAGCTGCTTTCTCTTCAGCGGCTTTGGCGTCGGCGGCTGCCTTTTCCTGAGCTGCTTTTTCTTCAGCGGCTTTAGCGTCGGCGGCTGCCTTTTCCTGAGCTGCTTTTTCTTCAGCGGCTTTGGCGTCGGCAGCGGCTTTATCAGCCGCTACTTTCGGGGGTTGTTTACGAGCTGCCATAAATCCCCCTTATTCTGCTGCGTTGGTGTCGCTGATCAGGTAGCCAGCATCGGCACCGAGCAGATAAGGACGGTAGGTATCGGTATTACGGATAATCTCGACCTTGCCGTCTTCTGTGCGGGAATCAATTCCCAGACCGTTCTTTTTACGCAACGTGTAGCCATAGCTGGCGTCATACATCAGGCGCTGGCTATCTCCACGCTTTGGCGGAACGTAGGCGAGTACGATGTTGTCACCCCAGACATCGGTAACGACATCACCGTTTGCTCCGGTATACAGGGACATACCGATAACAATATTTTCGATTTCAAAAATATCCTGCAGGTCTTCTTTGCGGATCAGGCGTTTACTGTCATTGGACAGCAAGGCTTTCAGTGCGGGATGACGCTTCAGCGTACGCCATGACTCGTAGCCGATAACCATGGTGTTAGGATGTTTGGCGATTTTCTGGCGGATGGCGGCCTTTCCATCATCAATAACACCTTCGGGGTCAGAATCCGGATGGGAGAACTGACTGGTGCCGCTCAGTGCAATCTTGTTACTGGTAGCGTAGTTGGCCGCGTTCTGTGCCAGGTCGGCGCAGTATTTTTCGCGGCGCAACTGAATACCTTCGGTGACAACATCAGTTGCCCAGGCACGCAGAGGAAATGCAGCTTCGGAGTCTTCCCGGTAATCGATTGGAAATTCCAAGTCGTGTTCATCCAGAATGATGTCCTTACCGTCAATATCACCAGGCTGGATGCGATTTGATTTAGCACGCAGCGCACGAATGGTGTTGTAAATACGGAACTTTTCTTTGCCAAAAATGGGAATTTTTCCGGCTTCTTTGTCGACTTCAACCATGGGGAACAGGTACTCGGCAATCAGCTCGGCATTACTGTAGCCAACGGCCAGTTGAGTCAGTACGGGGTCGACAACACGCAAATTTGCTAAACGTGACATAGGTTTCTCCTGGGGTGATCGGTGGCGTTATCGCCAGGCTTTACTGATTACCAACGGCATAAGCCGCTGTTTTGTAATCAACGTTGTGTTTTTTCATGTGTGCGCGGATTTTCTTATCCATTTCAATGGATTCCTTCGGCGTATTTTCCGCGTACTGCACGGCATCTTCTTCAGCCTGATCGGCATCGGATGCAGCGTTATCACCTGTTGCGGTTTCACCGAATTCCACACGGGGTGGCATCGCAGACAGTGTTTCGGAAAACACCTGGTGCAATGGTTTTGCCGCATCGCCTTCACCGAAGTTCAGGTTTTCAACCGACTGCAGGGCATCCAGTGCGGCGGTAATAACCGGCACACTGTCTTTACCAATGCGGGTGTCATTGGCCAGCTGCTCGGCGAATGCCAGGTTCTTTTCATGCGCGCGGTCAGCGGCATCTTTTGCGCGGGCGGCATTGGCTTCTGCGAGCTGGCGTTCCAATTCTTTGTTCTTTGCCTCAAGGGCTGCTGCGGCTTCTGGAGTCACGGTGTGTTCCTCTGTAGTGGGTAGCTGAGGTTCGGGCGCTGCTGGCTGGGCAGCAGCAGGTGCTTCTTCCGAAAATTCGATGGTGATGCAGTCGTCTTGCTCTGCGTAATTAACCAGCTGTGCTGCACGCAGCCCTTTAATGGCCGGTGGCTGAGCGCCCAGAAAAGCAATGTGGCGCAGGTAATAAACGCCCGGCACAGGGTTGTGCGGACTGGCCGGTGGATAAAAGGATGCGGATACTTTTTTAAATGCGCCGGACTTATGCAGCTCGGCAAAGTCGGCATTGACCTGGTGCGGAATGGCTTCCGGGCCATCTAATGCCATCTGCAGAGATTGCACCCAGCCGTAGGCAGGTGCGTCATCTTGCGGATGCCCAATGCACAGCGGGGCTTCGTGTTTGGCAGGATCGTAAGCCGCAACCGTGGCAGACAGATCAGACTCGCTGAACGTGAGCTGCTGGCCACCCATATCAATATGAGTGCCGGGCTTGAATAAATGGATAACTGGGTTTGGCATACTGGCTCACCTTTAAAGGAGTGAGGCCAGTATCGGGGAGGGTCGCGCGGTGCGTCTTTTAACGCAGTTTATAAATATTTTGAGGTTTTCTGGCAGGAGTTTAGCCATCGGCAGCATTGCATGCCGAAAGCCATTACGCAAAGCGTCTTAATTGCGCGTTATAACGCGTTATAACGCTTTGATACGGTTTTCTTTGGGCGGATGTAGCTGTGCGCCTTACAGGAGCGACTGTTGCGCCTCAGAATTGATTTCGTAATTCACCCGGCGCAGCACTGCATAAACCCACACTTTGCTGACTTTGTACTTTGCCGCCAGCTCTGCGTGATTGTCGCCGGTAAAATCCTGGTAAATGGCGAGGTCACGCTGACGCAGACGCATGCGTGCTCCTTTACCAAAATACAACTGCTGCCCGGCCCAGGCTTCGGTCAGGGTGTCGATGATTTCCAGTGCCATGGTGTCGGCCTCTTCGTCATTCAGGCCTGCTCGGCGAGCTGCTGCAGATGCAGTGTCGAACAAATCGGTCAGCATCTCCGGGGCATCGCGCATTAATTTACGGGCAGCGGTCATAGTGGCCTCCTGTTAAGGTCGCCTGCTTTAAGGTCAGGAGTGAGATTGGTTTTGTACGCGCTTTTGCCACTGCTTAAGCGATTCAATTAACCGGATCAACGTGGCGTTACTGCAAAACTCCGGGGCTTCAAACTGGCCCCGCGTCTGACGACGAACGTAACTGCGCAATGCCGCATCGGATGCGTCGCGCAGAATACCTGTTTCAGCCATGTCGCCCCAAACAGCTTTTAATTTATCCAGCAGATCTGCTGGTGCTTTTTTCGCGCTGGTTTTCGGCGGGCGGGTTTTAAACCCGCGCTGCTTCATAGCCTCAACCACTTTATGCAGATCCATCACGCCCATATCCGCAGACGAGGTTTTCCCCGCTACGGATTTAAGCAATGCCCGGTACGTGTCATCGTCCAGGCCGAGTTGCTGTTTGCCGATATGGATTTGTGCAATCAGCTTCTGGCGGTTACTCATAACGCCTCCAGTAGTTCGCGTTTTGTACCGGTCATTCCCCGGTTTAACTGGGCCTCTTTTCCTTTTCTGTACCCCTCATTCTGAGACTGCC